GTTTCATTTACCTTTCCAACTTCTTTCGCCTTTTCACGATACCACACGCGCGCAGAACTATTACGAGAAGGCATCTGCCCTGCTCGAATACCCTTTAGCAAAATGTCATCAAATATCTTAGCCAATTCGTTACCTTATATTTAAGTGCTTTTCAGTCATGATTTCAAATTTCCAATTACGACCTGCACAATATTGTCTAGCAGCTTTCCATTTTGCATCATTAATACCAAATGTTTTCACTTCGTTTAGATACCTTTTAGAAATTCGTCCAGTCGGTGTTTTATTCTTTTTGCTTATATCCGGTGGTCTTGTCTGACCTTCCGGCTTTATTTCAATCATTATAGTTTCAAATTTATCTTCGCCGACCTTTTTATGTAATATCACATCAGGAAAATAGCGATGCATTCTACCATCAATCGGTGATAAATAAGGAATGGCAACTTCTTCAGATTGCCACCAAACCACATCAGGATGCAGATCTATAAATTTAAAAAATTTAAATTCCCACAATGATCTATATACTATATTAGTCGGATCGCCGCGATATTTTTGCGGATTCACCGGTCTAAAACGTCCTTTATATGACATGCCCAACTTTTAATATAAATAAGTTAAAATCAGTTCTATTTATAAGGAATTTCAAGGTGGTTACACCAAGGGAAGAAATACTAAGAAAGAAAAAGGATTTGAATGGAATGTCAGTATTGACATTTCCTAAGAAGGATCAAAGCGCTCATTCAATGCTTCTTATCTTTAAAAAATACAAGTACCAAAGTCCTGGTACAAGAGGTATTAACAGCGTAGCAGAAACTAATTTCAGTGTCGAAGAAATAAGCGGAAATGCGCTCCTATTACCTTTACCTAGAGAAATTAGTGATTCATTCAGAGTAAATATCGGTGAATTTAATCAAGGTATGTTTGGTGACGCAATTAGTCAAGGCAGCAGTTATATGCTAAATGGTGGCGCTGCACCTACTATGGCAGGAATGATTGAAAATGCGGGATTACCAAGCACATCAACAGTCGTTGGCGCTGGAAGTGCTGCATTAGGTGCGGTACTTGGATTTTTAACCAGACAAGGGGCCGGAGGTGGTGGTATACTAGGCGCGGTATTACCTAGCAATGAAGCTATTGCTAATAGCTTAGAAGCAGGTGCTGGCGCAACAGTCAACCCAAAGCAGGCACTCCAATTTAAGGGTATTGAATTAAAATCACATAATTTTAGCTGGACATTTGCACCAAGATCTATAGATGAATCGGATGAAATATTAAAGATAACACAATTAGTAAAACGTAATGCGCTACCTAGTTATGCATCACTTGGCCCTGTAAGAAGAGCAATTTTGAGTTATCCTAGCACAGTTGACGTATACTTTTTTGGTTTACAAGAAGAATATTTTACACGATACAAGACTTGTATGATAGAAAACTTTAACTTTAATTATACACCGCAGGGTATGGCAATTATGCGTGGTGGTAAACCGGCTGTGGTAAATATGTCTATGACATTAAAAGAAATGGATATTCACACCGCAGAAGATTACGATGGTTCTTCAGGAACTTTTGCAGGTTTTGGAGATGGAAGTGCTTTGGCAAGTACAATAAGCGGTGTGATCCCGCGTTCATCCAATGCTCAATAAGGATACATAAATGTCAAACTATTTTGATCAATTTCCAATTATCAATTATAATGGTTATCAAGCTCGTGATCTTTCAAGAAGAAATAGACTCTTGCCGGTATCTATTTCAAATCCTTATCTATTTCTTCCATATACAATTACGGATGAAGATAGACCCGAAGATATAGCATATTATTACTATGGATCCACAGAATATACATGGTTAGTACTTCTTGCTAATAATATTATAGATCCATATCACGATTGGCCACTTAAAGAAGATGATTTTCATAAGTATCTAATTAAAAAGTACGAACAGCAATCCGGACAAAAAGGATACGCTGTTGTAGATTGGGCTCGAAATGAAAACATACAGGACAATATAGCTTATTATTCAAAGGTAATCACATGAGTATAGATAGACTTATTTTAAACCCTGACAGTTTCAGAACAATATATCTTAGAAAAGAAGATAATATTATCATGAAAACTGAAAAGGGTAGAAGAATTGTAATTAAAAAAATAATACCAGAAGAGTGGGTTCCCACAAGAATTTATGATTATGAGTTTGAAATGAATGAAAATAAACGAAACATTCTTTTAATAGACAAGCAGTTTCTACCTGTCGTTGAAAAAGATCTAAAGAGACTAATTAGATAATATGTCTGATCAAGAGTTTCTACTTCCCGGTTATTATAAACTAATCGCGGCATACATAACTCCTTATGGGAGTACTGAGCAAGCAGATATATCTGCAATTATACACAAAATAGTCATTGAAGAATCTATGGAAAATGATTCTATAAGAGGCTATATTAGTGTAGCAGATGGTGTTGGTCTATTAGAAAAGTTGCCACTCCGTGGAGAAGAACGTCTCTTTATTGAAGTTGAAGATATTCTAAAAAATAAAAAGATCTTTGATCTATTTGTATATAAAGTAGAAAATGTAATTACTAAAGAAGCAAACGACATTCTATTTTATGATATGGTATTTGTTTCATATATGAGATGGAACGCAGGTACACGAAAGATAATAGAATCGTTTGATAGAAGTATTCGAGAGACAGCAGAACAAATATTTAAGAACTATTATTCGCCTTTTACAAAAGAATTTAAAACTGAAACGACGGAAGGTTCATTTGCTTGTGTTATACCAAATTACACTCCACCACAAGCTTTAAGATTTTTAGCGAATAGAGCTTATAGTAATTTATCTCCGTCTTGCTCATTTAGATTCTTTGAAAATTCAGAGGCGTTTTATTTTGTACCAGATGAATGGTTAATTGCAGAAGCAATACGTACAAATAATGTTAAAGAATTTACGTACATACCGTATTCAAATCCAATGGATATAAGTACAACAAATAATAGAGCTTCATTTGATATCGAAGCACAATTGAGAAATCTAATTGAATTGAACAACACTGATCGTATTAATACTATCGCTGATATTAGTAGCGGTGCATATCGAAATAATCCAATCGTTATAGATTTTGTAAATAAAACTGTAACTGATAATAGATATTCATATGAAGATAGTAAAACAGAATTTGCTAGTTTAAATGCAGGTAACAAAAAGGTAGAAGATACTCATAGTGATAATTTCATAAACAGAATTTTTACTGATGAAAATGAAAAGCGTTTTCTAGTTTTTAAAGATTATCAATCGCCTGGTGATTTACCGACATCAATAAGAAGTGACCAACACTTGCCTGAAATTATTTCAAGAAGAACTACATACCGTTATTTACTCTATAGAAATACAATTTACGTGAAAGCACACGGCAGATTGGATCTAAAAGCAGGTGATGTCGTAAAGTTAAGAATACCAGAAATTACACCAGGTGAAAATAAAGAAGATTCTAAATTAGCTGGCAATTATTTAGTTCATGATTGTACACATACATTTGACAAAGAAGTATACGAAGTTTCTATGATGTTGACTAAATTTGATTGGAGAGAAGATTAATGTTTGAAGAAACTGGTATAGGAATTAAAAATCCGCTTTGGTTTGTCGGCGTCGTAGAAAATAGAAATGACCCAAGAAAAGAAGGGCGCGTTCAAGTGAGAGCGTTTGGTGTTCATGGAACTAACGCGCAAGTTCCTACTGAAAGACTTCCTTGGGCAATATGTATTTCAGGAAACTACGATCCAAATTATCCAATCCCACCACTTAATTCTTGGGTATTTGGATTTTTCTTGGATGGCCGTGATGCACAGCAGCCAATGATACTCGGGCTAATACCTACACAAATGACTGGGTTAATAGACCCCGAAGCGAATGGCTGGGGTGTTATTCCTACTCAGAATGTTGATCTGGATTCACAAGGATCTCGTGCGACAGATTATGGTCAACCACAAAATTCTAGAAAAGCTCGTGGAGAAGAAATCCAAAATACTGGTGTACTTTTACAGGAAGTCAATAGAATAGAAGCAGATTTTTCTTCCGCTGTAGAAGGTCTTTCAGTTCAAGAACCGCCACCTGCTTATAATACGCAATATCCATATAATAGAGTCATTGAAACAGCCGCTGGCCATAGCATAGAATTAGACGACTCGCCAGGTGGTAAACGAATCACGATATTCCATAATACCGGTTCATTTATAGAAATAGATAATGGCGGTGTGATGAATGTCAAAGCCACCGGTGATCTTTTCTTGAGTTCAATGAAGAATATCATTATAGTAGCAGAAGGCCGCCAGATGATAAAAGTAAAAGGTGATGCTGTCTTTAGTGTAGATGGAAGTATGATACAGGAAGTCAGTGGAGATATGCAGCAGATAGTTCGAGGTAACTATCAATTATCTGTTGGTGGACAATTAAACTTAAATGCTAGTGAAGAAATTCAAGCAAGAGCAGCTAAGGTTAGAATTGAAGCAAATGTTGAAGGTATAAATCTAAAGTCCGGCAAAAAGATTAATATACAAGCTGGTGAAGCAATTAATATAAAATCAGCAATGGGAATTCTTCAGGAAGCAGTTGGTGACTTTAATATTAAAGGTGATAATTTCTATACACAGAGTGAAGGCGCAATACATTTTAAAGCTGGAGATTCTATATTCCAAGAGGCCGCGGCCGATATCAATATTAAGGGCGATAATTTATTCATTCAAGGTACTGGTGATACAAATATCAAATCTGCTCAAATATTCTTAGACTCAGCTGGAAATATGAATATTAGAGGCGCTTACACTAAAATAGGTAACGGTCAAGTAAGTATTAATGGTACTTCAGTTGCAATAGATGAATTTGTATTCTTAGCAAATGGACAAGCAGTAACTGCTCCAGGTGGCACTGCAGCTACAGTTGCAGAGGAAGCTCTACCTGCAGAACCTGCAGAAAGTGCTGAACTGCCAGAGCCGGCAGCAAAATCTACCGGCAATGGTGGAACTGGAAGCTTTACAGGCGGTACATACCGCAATCCATCCGCAGGCGGGGGCGGCGGTTATATGTCAGCAGATGATCAAATAACGGGCGCCACTGTTGGTTCGGGTGCAGGATCTAGCACCGGATCAGCAAACGAAGCTCTCAGTTCAAGTTATACACAAGGTGCTTTGACACCATTACTTGATTTACTCGGAAGAGCTGAAGGCGCGGGGTATGATACAATTGTAGGATTTGTACGCAAAGAAGATTATCCAGCTAAACCTATAACGTTACTTACCGTCGATGAACTTCTTGCATGGCAGGATAGTATTGATGCTAAATATAATTCTGAAGCTTCTGGTAGATACCAAGTAATGGAAGATACACTCAGAGGATTGAAAACACAAGGCGTTGTAAGCGGTTCTGATTTATTTGGACCTGCGACACAAGATAAAATAGCCGTAGCTCTTCTTAAAATAAGAGGCCTAAATAGATTCTTACTTCTGAACAATTTGGCGATAATCTTTCGTATGAATGGGCAAGTTTACCTGTAATGACAGGGCCAAGAGCTGGGCAAGGCAGATATTCTGGTCAAGGTGGAAAAATTAGAATACAGGAAGTATTAGATATTTTGAAAAAAGTAAAAGATTATAACGTAAGTTCAACATCTGGATTAACTACAGGAATACAATAAAATGACAATATGTAATGATTCAATAGAAAGTAGAAATTCAAGTAGTTTAATTTCTACCGATGGGTTCGCGTATTCACCAACAATACAAATTTATCAACTGGATAAAATAACGGCAGAGTTTGCAAAAAATTCAGTTATTATATTCGAAGATCCATTTATTCAAACATATGGGCAAGAAGTTTTTAATCAGTCTCTTATTTCATTCAATAATTTTCTAGTTGCTGCAAATGCTAATGAATTTTTAAATCTTACCGTTAATTACCCGTTAGTAAAAAGTAGAATAGATCGAGGCGTTGCTATTACGAGTGTTGAATTTACAGATTTTATGGAAAATTCTGGATATAACCCTATTACTATCGGACCTCAACAAACGTTGAATCCAAAAGGCGTGCTTTCGCTCTATAATTCACACATAAATGGAAGATTTTCTAAGAGTACA